TCCGGGTTCTGTATAATGAATAATATCATTAAATAAATTTTTGTAAAAATTTTGGTTGAAATCATCATCTAAATTTATATTATTTTCACCTTCTGACAATATAAAAAATGTTGATAATTCAATATATCGCGGACCGTCTATTAATGCTATAATATCTAACTTAATTATAGATTTTTGGTTTATTGCTTCTTCTAATGTTATGTCATTTTTTTTTCCTGCTAAAATTTCGCGTGGTTTCCATCTTATCGCCGATCCGTCCGCATTTACTCCGGCTTTAAAATCTGAGAAATAAACATTTTTATTTTTTATAACTCCTTTTATAATATGTTGTAATTTACTTATAAATATTTCTATTATTTTATTTCGTGTTATTCCATGACCTTTTATTTTTTCGTTTATGTCAATATCTGAGAAATACTTTTGTATTACTAAACGACTAGAACCGATTAATAAATTATTTATACTTATTTGTTCCGTTTCTGTGTCTTGAATTGTTGCCATATTATACAGATTAACAATACGAGAGGGAAACGACTCTAAAGAACGTTTTTTTAAAATCATATCTTGTTTAACTTCATGTATTAAACCGCCTAATAATACCCCGCCGTATTTTTTAAATTCTTGTTCATATCTTGCCTTTAATCTTAAATAATCCGGGCTGGCTTTCTTTTGTGGTGTGTTGAATTTCTTGTCAAGTTCTGCCCATTCTTTCTTTTGTTGTGCTAGTTTTTGAGCTTTGATTTTTTCCGCTTGTGTTATTTCTTTTTGGTGTGTTTTTTGATATGCTTCCAGCTCTTCCGGTGTTAGTGGTTTTAATTCTTTATTAATTGCGTTTTTAACGTAATTCATATAAGTATCGACAGCGTCGCCTATTCCGGGGATCAATTTAATATAATCTATAATCCGTTTAATCGGTGCGCTAATGGGTAAATTAGATAATAAAAGCTCTATAATCGCGTTTGCTATATCGCCTTCTATGCTTCCTCCTGTTGACATATAATATATATAATTATTTAGATAATAATTTTATATATTATTAATTTTTTTAATACATTCCGTAACCTTTTTTCGCTGCTTCCTTAACACCTTGAGCCCAACTTACGCCGGTATCGTTAACATATTTTTTAACTCTTGCCATATATGAACCCCTTTTTCCTGTTGAACTTTTTTTCGCTTTTCTAACTTTTTCTATTAAATGTTTAGGGGCTTTCATTTTTGGTAATTTTGGTTTACTTGCTTTCATTTTTGGTAATTTTGGTTTACTTGCTTTTTTTGTTTTAATAATGTTTCTCTTTTTACCTGTTTTTGTTATTTCAAATTCATATTTATTAGCTTCAATATCTTTATATTTTTTTAATCTTCGCTTATCATCTTTTGAAGCGTCTACCATTTCGCCGAGTCGTTTTACTTCAGCTAAAATGTAATCTTCTAAACTCATTTTTTTTCTAGTTGAAACACCCTTAGCAGCCGACAAATAAGCATTTAAAGAACCTTTTTTAAATGCACCTGCCATTAATTCACGAGGCATATCAAAAGGAACCGGCATTTGATGATATTTTCCGGCGTTTATTCTGTTCATAATACGTTCATTTATTTCGTGTCTTATTGCTTCGTCCGAATAACTCATATATATATAATAACTTATATATTTTTTTTTAATACAATAATAAAAAAAAAATCTATATATTTATATATGCCTTCAACTAGTGATAAACAAAGAAAATTTTTTATATTAGTATATTTAACAAAAACAGGAAGAATTAAAAATCCACCAAAATATATTAAAGAAAAAGCCGACCAATTAACATTAGATCAAATTATAGATATTTTATATTTTCCAAGCAGGGAAGAAGAACATATTAAAAGTAAATATAAGATAATAAATAATTATTATTCAACATAAAAAAAAATAATCTAGTTTAATATATATAAATGTTGAATTTTGAAGAGGGACAACCAATAGCCGTTATTAAAAAGGGTAAAAATCAGGGGCAAATTTTGAGAATCTCAGAAAATGAAGAAAAAGAAACAAATAGAAAAGAAAACCCGTTAGAATACATAACAGAAAAAGAAATAAGACAAATAATTAAAAATCAGAAGGGAAAATGCACCGCTCAAGATCTAGAAGAATATATAGAAATGATAGCAAATAACGAAACCCCGGAAAATTCAGAAGATGAAGAAATATATAATAAGTCATTAGATTTAATAGACAATAAAATAAAGAAAGAAATTAAAATTAAAGATGGTTTTTTCGTTCCTTTTCCAGTTATTAAAAATCGTCAATGTTTTTATATTTCAGGACCTTCTGGAAGTGGTAAAAGTTATTTTATAAGCCAATATTTAAGCGTTTTTAAAAGGCTAAAACCTAAAATGAAAGTTTTTTTATTTTCTGAAAAAAACGAAGATGAAGTTTTAGATAAATATCACCCTTTAAGAGTTAAAATAGATGATGAATTATTAGAAGATCTTATTGACCCACTAAAAGAGCTAAAAAATAGCGTTGTTATTTTTGATGATGTTGACAGCATCAGCGACAAGAATATTAAAAAAGAAGTTTATGACCTTATGAACAAGTGTTTAAAACTTGGTAGAAGCTATAATATTTACACTTTAATTTCTACTCATATGATGAGTAATTATAACGAAACCCGCCACTTTATAAGCGAATCTCAATTTATAGTATTATTTAAACAAGGGACTAAATATTTTTTAGAACAATTTTTAAAAAAATATTGTGGTTTTAGTCAAAAACAAATAAATCAAGTTTTGACCCTTCCTTCCCGGTGGTTTTGTATTCATAAAAATGTTCCTCAATATATATTATATGAAAAAGGATGTTATTTATTAAACTAATTATAAACTTTAAATATCGGGGAATTTTTGGAATTTTACCCAAACTTTTTAAAAAAAATGAAAATTCAAAAAAAAAAATTCAAAAAAAAAAATTAGTTTGGGTAAATTTTGAAAATTTCCCCGATTTTATACCTAAAAAAAATCTTTATAATAATAAATATATAGATTTAATTATAAAAAACTATTTAAAAAATAATTTCTACATCTATATATAATGCTTACAACAGAAGCACAAAAAAGAGCGAATGAAAAATATAGAAAAAATAACCCGGAAAAATTCAAGAAAGCTTTAAGAAAATCAATTAAAAAATATAATGAAAAAATTAAAACTTCGGAAAATTACGAAGAAATATTAAAAAAGAGGGCTGAATATTTCAGGAATTATTATTCTAAAAATTCAGATAAAATTATAGAAAGGGTTAAAAAATATCAAGCTAAAAAAAAGGTAGAAGCACAACCCCAAACAATAGAAGAAAATATAAGCCAAAATATGGAACTTTAAAAAAAATATATAGATTTTTTAAAAATTCATTTAAAAATATTTTCTAATATATATTATATATATATAATGGAAATTGACCACGCGGAATTTATACGAAGATTCGGTTCTTTAATCATTGATATTTCGGGACATCATAGAAACCCTTTATTTTTTGTTGATCATATTAACGAAGAGTTATTAAGCTTTGGTATATTAGAAAATGTTATAAACGGGCAAAAATCGATTTTTCGTTCATTATGTCGGTATAATATCGTATCACATAAAAAAAATATAGATGTAAATACATATTGCGAAAATTTAATAAATAGGTTAAAAAAAAGAATATCAACGGCTTATTCTTTAAAAACATTTATTAAATATACTAAATTATGTTATATATATAAATATAACTTATAAAAATAAAAAATATCTAGTTTTTTTAAAAATCTTTAAATATAGATTTCTAAAAAAAATATATTTAAAAAATTATTTTCTAATATATAATATATATATAAAATGACTTTTCAACAATTTTTAAATAATCGCTCCGCCACTTGTGCCGACATGATGTTAAACCAAAAAGAAGAAGACGTGGAAAACAGAAACGCCAATGACTATTTTTTTAATAAATCAGATTTGGACAAAATGAGAAGTTTTAAAAGGTTGACTGAGAATTATAAATGTTATAATAAAAAATATTACTTTTTTAATGAATTAAATAATATATGGATAGAAGAAAAAACGGACGATTCCGTAATATCTCGAATTTGTGACCATGCCCGCCATATACTAGAATATGAAGAAATATTCGTTAAAAATTTATTAAATAATAAATTAAAAGATTACGCAAAAAAAGAAGAATTAAGAACATTAACTTTAGATGATAAAGACAAAATGGAAGAATTAAAAAAAGCCGTTAAAGACTTTAATAAATTTATATCAAAAGTTATTAAAGATCATATGAGAGCTAAGTTCGCTAAAGATGTTATTAAGTTTTTTAATCATATTATTAATGATAATGAATTTATAAATAAAATTAATATTAATAATCAACATCTTTTACCATTATCACAAGAAAATTTAAACTTAATAACTTTACAAATGGAACCAAGAACAAAAGAACAATATTTCACAAGATGTTTAAAAATAAATCATTTACAAAAACAAACCGGATTATTTAATTTTGAAGATATTACAATAGAAGATGAAAATTATAAAACAGTTGATTCTTTTTTCCTTGATATTGCTAGCGGTAATGAAGCAAAAAAAGAATATTTAAGAAAAATGTTAGGCTATTTCATCTCTGGTAATGTTGCGAACGGTCGGATTTTCACGATCTTTTACGGGCACGGACGCAACGGAAAATCTGTAGTTTTTGAACTATTAAAAGAAATTTTACAAGACTTTTACGCCCCCGTTGAATCTTCTATTATTGTAAAAAGAGGCGTAAAAAATGCGGGGCAAGCATCGCCAGAAGTTGGGGTTTTAGATTTTGGTTTAAGATTAGCCTGTTTAAGTGAAACTGACGACGGGGACAAATTAAATGAATCATTAATTAAGAATATTTCAGGCTATGACGCTATAAGCTATCGTCCATTATATGGAGATCCTAAAAAATTCACTTCAGAAGCTAAATTATGCATGTTAACAAATAACAAACCTTATTTTAAATTATCAGAATCTATGGTTGATCGTTTAAGATTTATTTCTTTTAATAGTCGTTTTATTAGTGAAAATGAAATGAACCAAGCAGACCAAGACAAGAAAAAAAATTTATATATCGCTAAACCTGAATTAGTTAATAAATTAAAAACGGATTTAATACAATATGTTTTATTTTGGATTGCTCTAGGATCTAAAAAATTTTTTGAAGAGAAACACATGGAAATTCCAAACGATGAAACCTTAAAACGTGAAAATATGAGTTATATTAACGAGATGGACAGTTTTAAACGTTTTGTCGAATCATGTTTAATTATTGATTCATTATCTAAAACAGGTTCTAAAGTTGTGAAAGAATATTATAAAAAGTTTTGTTCAGAAGAAGGCATCCCCGCAATGCAACCCAAAGAACTAAAAATTTTATTAGATGAAAAGTTCGGACCATCTATAGGGCATACCAGATTATATGAAGGTTTTAGAATTAACCACGAAATAAACCAAATAACAACAGATCAACCAACAAACGACCAACCACAATTTAAGGACGAGAAACCACAAGAAAAACCAATTAATAAAGATGAAGAAGAATATAAAGTCCCAGACCCTGAAGGCTTGGACATGTAAAAATATAAGCTTATATAATTACTTAGTGGAATTATATATACTATTCATTAAATTACAAGGAATAAAAAATTTTTTATTCCTTGTAATTATATATAATTAAATCTTTTTTACTTAATGTAATAATATAAGCTTATATTTTTACATCAATAATTTATATATTTTATGATTTCATATATTTTTTTTGTTCTTCCAGACTATGCCCCATATTATACGCGTCTTCTTTCATTTGGTCTATATCATATTTAGAACTTAAATATATATGACGAAGCATAGAAGAACCTATTTTTTTATTAAATATTCGGTTTAATCTTCTAGTTATTGAATTAATTTTATTAAATAATGAACCGTCGTAATTAACTAAAAGCGGTATAACTTCTTTATTAGTAATTTTAGTTATATCTTTTTTAGTTTTGTTTAGTGGGTTATATTTAAAATAAATGTGAATAGCGTTTATTAAGTCTTCATTATTGCTAATATCTATTATTTGTGTGCCGTATTTTTTTTTGGTTTTATATTCATTAAAAATAAGTTTATTATTAGATACGTCAAAAACATTTATATTTTTATGGTGTTCCGGGTTATATTTTTTTATTATATACATTTCCATAAAATCTTTATTACGACGTGGAGGAATTGAACAATATAATAATAATAAAATATAATTTAATAAAATATCATATTCTTTAGGTTTTAATTTTTTTTGTTTAATTATTTCTATAATTTTTTCTTCGTGTTCCTTCTTAATATTTAATATATCATCCCAATTTAACCAGTTTTCGGACTGTTTAATATTTTTTTCGTTTTGATCATCTTTATTTTTTATTTCTTCCGCTTTATTCATCATTTTTTTATAATAATGTTTATATATCTTTTTATATATTGGCTTATCTTTATAAAAATTTAATATACTAACTATTGAAGCTAAAATGGTTTTTTTTGTTGAATCTTGATATTTATCTAATATATCATCTATTTTTTCAATATTTCTAAGGAATGACAAATTATTAAAAGGTTCTTTATTATTCAAAGTCATTAAATTTTTAATGTATAAAAGGGCTGATTTTTCATTTATTTTTCGTTCTGTTATTAATTTTTCCGTTAAATTTTGCATAAAATCGGAACTTTTAATCATATATATATTAAACTAGATATTTATTTTATAGTAATATTTATTATATGATTACAAGTTTAAAAACGGGAAAATTTTGGAATTTTGCCCAAACTTTTTAAAAAAAATGAAAATTCAAAAAAAAAAATTTCAAAAAAAAAATAATTTTTGGTAAATTTTCAAAATTTCCCCGAAATTATAATTATTATTAAGTTAAATATAATTTAATAATATTTATTTTTTATTATCTTCTTTTTCGTGTTTTTCTTTATTTTCTGTTGTGTCATTACCTCTTATATCTAGATCTACGTTTATATTATCATTAGGGGCGTTAGAATTAATTATAACAGTATCACAACAAACAGAACGGCACGAAAGACCGTTTAAAAAATTTTTAATACTTTTAAAAAATCCCATATCTATAAATATTTAGATTTTTTTTAATATTACCATAATATAACATCAGCAAAAAAACCCGGTGAGCCTATATTTTTTCTGTCTTTTTGGTGCCTTAATTTATAGCGTCGGCGGTGATCTTCTGCAATTTGTCGCCCTTCTTCTTGTAAATATGTGGGGTAATCTTTATACATAATATGACCTATAGACGCCAAATAATCCCCGTTAGTTGTGAATATATCTATTTTTTTATTTTTTCTTTTACTAGGAAAAATAAGAACATTATATTTTTTAGCCTGTTTATAACTATAATCTTTTATTTTATACATTATATAATATTAGATTTTTAATTATTACCTATTAAATCTGTTAGAACGTTCCATGAATTACCATAAAATAGCATTAGTTGGTTAGTAGTAGTATTAATAACAAATGAACCAGAAGGAACTGCCGGACCTTGTGCGGTTATTTCTGCCCCTGTTAATTGTGGTAATTGGACTAAACCTTGTAGTTTTGTAGTGCCATTAACTATTAAATTATTATTAATTTGAACTGGGTTATAAGTTTCTAAATATGTTGTGGTTGTTGTTCCACCTAATAATAATGGGAAAAATTTAATAGTGCTTAATCCATAATTAGATAGATAATTATCAAAACCAGCAAACCAAAAACCACCACAAGGCGGATAAACATTATTATTTGTTGGTTGATGATTCCAGATTAATGACTGAATATTATTATATGTTATATATGGAGCAGATGGAGAATATGAAAAACTATATAAAAATCCCTTACCGGTTCCATATTCTTGAGACATTAAATAAGAAGGGTAAATATTAGAAGAAGAAATAAAAGCCATATACCCCTGATATCTTAGCACTGATGAAGGATCATCAGAACACCACAAAGAACCATATGAACCCCCATATAAAATATTGCCGTAAGTCCAAACCCCGCTTAAATTAACATATGAAAGCATAGCTCCAGAATTTGAAGGACCTGAAATAATGCCACAATTTGGGAAAAATACATGCATATAAGGGGCGGAAGAATTATCATCAATTTTTAAATAACAATTAGAAATAACGTTTGTTGTATTTCCATCGGGTAAAGTTGTTCCAATACTTAAAACACTTGAAAAGGTTGAAGGACTTAAACCAATTACTGATGCTTCATATATTTCATAAGTTGTTCCTGAGTTATAACCATATAATAAAGAATTATTATTTAATGAATATTGAACACAACAACCCCTATTAATATTTGGAGCATTAACAGCTTGAGCAGGGTTTAAACTAAAATTTGACACATATGAATAAGATTGTATATTAGATTGTAAATAAAAAGACAATAAATAACCGTTTGTATTCGTTCCATTAAAACATAACCCTGCGGGCGCGTTTGTGTTTGTTCCTCCGGTCCATGTTCCAACTCCTCCAAGATTAGATAATATAAATGAGTTAGGGTCATAAATATAATATTTAAGCTGATAATTTGACACATTATCAGATTCTAAAAATATAATTATCCCATCTTTCCCCACACATTCACAAACCGTGTTATTATTTATAGAAATTGAAGCCGACCCAGCATAAGCCCAAGTTCCATTTATTAAAGTATATAAAAACCAATTATTAGTGAAATCAGTAGTGATTAAAAACCCGTTTAAATTGTCCGAATTATACATATATAAGCAATTTTGAGGAACTAATCCGGTGTTATATTGAGTTTGGTTTATACTTTGAGAGCCTGCAACATTAAAACCAGGTAAAATAGTATTATTAATATTATTAGTTATTACGGGTATTACTTGACCTAAATTAACCGCATCACTATTTGAAGTTCCATTAGCTACATTAACTAATTTATTATTATTCATATTAAGAGAACTTCCCATAGAGTTTGAACCATCTAATTTTAAATAAGTTGTTGAAAGTCCCTCTAAATCTGAATTAATATTTGATATATCATTAAATAAAGTATCTAATCCACCATTGACGGTTGTTTCAGAATTATTAGTGTATGTAATTTGACTAGCGTTATAATCTCCATTATCAGCAACAACAACACCAGAACGACCAAACACAGAAACAACAGAGTTTTGAACCTGATTATATAAAGCATTAAGAGAACTACAACCCGATGAACTCACATCTAAAGCCCCGGTTATATTATGCAAATTCATATTTAAAGCTCCTGTCATTGTATTAGATCCGTTTAACTCTAAATAAATATTACTTAATCCTGTTTGGCTTCCTATGTTTTGAACTTGATTATATAAAGCATTAAGAGAACTACAACCTGATGAACTCACATCTAAAGCCCCGGTTATATTATGCAAATTCATATTTAAAGCTCCTGTCATTGTATTAGATCCGTTTAACTCTAAATAAACAGAACTTAAACCGGTTATAGTTGAATTAATGGCGGTTATATCATCGAAAAGAGTATTTAAAGCGGTTGATACATTTGATTTAATATTAAATGAAACTTCAGTAGCATCTAAAGTATTTACTTTATTTTGTAAAGAATTAAAATTAGATTGAAGAGAATTTAAGGACGAACAACCCGATGAACTCACATCTAAAGCCCCGGTTATATTATGCAAATTCATATTTAAAGCTCCTGTCATTGTATTAGATCCGTTTAACTCTAAATAAACAGAATTTAAACCGGTTATAGTTGAATTAATATTTGATACATCATTAAATAAAGTATCTAAGCCACCGCCGGCGGTTGTTTGAGAATTATTAGTGTATGTAATTTGACCGGCGTTATAATCTCCATTTTCTGCAACTACTGCGCCCACACGATTAAAAACGCTTTGAACTTGTGAACCTGCTAGTTTTTGCCATGTTATGCCATTACTTACAATAGTGTCTCCTATTTGCCAGCTTATATTATCAAAAATACCAGCTACTGAAACTATATAGTAATCCCCGTTAGCTTGACCGGTTCCACTAGGTGGGATATTTAAAGCGGGGGTATTTGTGGAAGCATTCCACGTTCCGATATAATTTAAATTTCCAAAATAACTAGGGAGTTGAGAATTAGGTACAACCCCTTGAGCATTTAAAGATGCTATCCCGTTTGGTTGTCCTATAGTTGATGTTATAGAATTTAAACCGGTATTAATAAGGCTTTCTACTTGTCCTAAATTTACAGCATCAGAAGAAACAACGCCGGGCGCTAAATTATTTATTAAATGATTATTCATATTTATATTATTATTAAAAATAGTTGTTCCGGTATATGTTATATTTCCGCCTACTGTTAAATTTCCTAAAACTTCCAAATTATTAAAACCGGCATCAATATACCGGCTTTTATTAGTTAAATTTAAAACAACATGATTTAACGACATTATATAATAATACTTAGATAATATTATTATATAATTTTTATAATATTTATTTTTTTTAATCTGATTCGCTGAAATTATCAAAATCAACAATATTTTTTTTTAAGTCAGAACGGCTCATAATTCCGCCTCCTCTACGGTGTTTTCTCTTATGATGTCTCATTCCTTCCCCGGCATGGTGTTGCATACCTTCCCCACCAATTAAAACTCCGGCATGATGTCGCATTCCTTCACCGTGTCCGGTCATTTTGCCTAAAACGTGTCTTAATGTTTTCATTCTTCCGCCTTGTTTGGCTACTGCTACGGCTTGTTCATAATTTACGTTATGATCAGTTGGAGCATTAAGAACATCCATTCTAGAAAGATCGTTAACAGTGTTTATGGTTTGACCGTTAATTATACTTATCACGCCTTCTCTTACAATAACAACATATAAAACCATATTTAAAGTTTGAGTGGTGTTAATGTTATTTATGGTTGCTTGAACTAATAAATTATAAGAACCACCAACCCCGCTTGTTAAATCAGAAGGGAGAGGGAAATCAACGGCGGGGCAAACTTTAATAACTGATCCAACAAACTGAGCCCATGAAGGATATGAAACGCCGTTTAAGCCGTTCTTTAAACTCATATTATATAAATCTTGTTCGGTTGCACTTGCGAAAATTTGAGAAACGTTAGCGAAAGTAATTTGTAGATTGCTAATATTTGCGAAAACATCAGAGCTTAAGGCGTTCTGGTCGTTGTTTTGTTGTCTAGCGAAAATATATACAGCTTCGGGGATGCCGTCGCATTGGATATTCTGACTAATTACGGTTGTAGATTGTCCGGGGGCTAGTGCTTGGGGTGGGTTAGGATATCGGATGACGTCAAAATATGGATATTCTAAAACATTAGGTATAGATGCAACTTCATCTAAACTAATAAAATTCATTAACACCTCCGGCGCGTTGTAAAAAGAGAGAGTCGCAGAATTTAAAGTATTACCGGCGGAAGAGTGAGACCAAGCACGAGTAAGGGGACCGGCTAAATTAGAATTAAAATTTAAATTTAATGTCATAGTGTTAACGCCTAATAATGCTTGTTCCTGTGCGTTAGTATATAAGAAAGGGGAAACGAATAAAGGTTCAGTAATAACGGCTCTAATTTGGGCACTTGTTGGGGTATTTGATAAAACTAAAATAGGGAAAGCACCGCGGGTTGTTTCAATTGAATTTTCTCCATAATCTGCAAGAGGATTTCTAGCAGAACCTAAAGTCGTCCAGTCGCTTAGGTTTTGATATTGATCTAACATAGAAGGGGCTAAACTTAAATCTTCGGAACGGGTGAAAATATTATCATTATACCTTAAAACGGCTTGTAAATAGTCGCTGATATTTTGGACTACTGAACTATTATTAATTTGAATAGTAGCGGTAGAAATAGAAGTAGAAATGGGGAGGGCTCTAAAACCGTCATTTGTTCCTAATTGTAAAAGGTTTCCGCTTTGACTTGTTCCGGTGAATTGAATATCAACATAATAACGAACTAAAACATGACGATTTACAGCGGTTTGTGAATTTGGTGGGTTTACAGTAAATTGGGCAGAACTTGACGAAACGTTATTAGCTGGAAAGCGTTGGTAAGTGTTTTGGCTACCTCCTTTTAAAGCTACATATTTTTTATTTTCATAAAAATTTAATTTGGGGTCTAAAACTTTTACGGGTTGAATAGCTGGATAAGCAAGACTCATTATATATAATATTATTTAGATAATAATTTTATATATATTTTTTTTATAGGTTTTATTTTTTAATATCTGCCATATTTAGCCTTTAAATTTTTATATAATTCTATTTCATTTTCTGAGCTAAGTCCTGAACCTGAAAGAGGCCTAAATATTTTTTCACCTAAATTATAAAATGCCCCCTTTCTCTGAAATTTAATTTTTATAGAGATTTGATTTTTTGCCGGTATTCTAATTGGGTAAGTATTATTTAAATAATCAGTCCATAAAAAATTTATATCAAATTTATATAAAGGTTCGGTGCTGGTTAAATCTATAATTCTTCCTTGTGGGTCATTATATTCAAAAATTAATTTATTTTGGTAAGGTGCTAAAACATTTTTAATAGGGATAATATCGGTAATCATATTTACGAACTGATTATTAGTGCTACTTGAAAAATTATTAAATAATTCATTTCGTGTTGGAATTGAAGAAGATAAAACAATAGATTTTAACGCAAACCATAAGATAAGCGTGGAATAAGTTTGGGTCATTAAATAATATTCATTATAAGGCAAAATATTAGAACTAAATGAGCAGCCATCGGATTGAATTGCTGTTTGAGGTTTTAAAATGTTGTTTCCTTGGTCTTCTACTACTAATTGTAAATCATCGCCATTTGGTTGAATTGTATATCCTGCTTTATTATAAAAAATATCAAACGAATCAAAAAACTTTATTAAATTACTATTCATATAAACAAAAACCCCGGATTGTTGTTGGTCATAACCTAAAGAAAAAATATTATTATTAGCATATGCAATAGAAAATAAACCAGAAACACCATTAAAAATCATATAGGGAGCATAAAAACGAATATAAACTATATTATCGACACCTATATTTAAAATATTTGATGTCATTAAATACATATTATCGCCTAAGGTTTGACCATTTAAAACTTTTATTAATGCTTGGCTATTTAATAATAAAGGCGTATTATAAGCACGGGTTAAAATCCAATTAGAAGAAGATGAACCAACATTAGAAACAATATAAACCCCGTTTTGTGTTTGGTCTGTTTGATTTTGAATTAAAACTAAATCATTTAAATTTAATGAATAACCATCAAGAATTAAAGCAGTTTGTGCACCGTTATTTGTTAATGTTTGTAAAATATTATTATAAACCGCATTTAAATTTGCGGTTGATGTTGCTTCAACTTGATAAGGTGAATTATTAAAAGCATTATTAATCATATCTACAAATAATTGATAAATAAAAACCGGTAGTAATGGGGTTAAATCATCTATATTAATATTTATATTATCCGGTATATATTGAACTATATTTCTATAAAAATAATTATTATATTTATAAGTTATTGAATATGCGTTTAATTCAAAATTAAAAATAGGAACGCCGGTGCTCGGAATTTCTAAACGAACCACTGACAAATAATAATTCGAACAATTATTTAAAATCGGGGTTGTTCTTACTTCATTAAAAATAGCACTTGCTGAGGTTTGTTTTGGATTAACTAATAAACAATTATAATAAATATTATCTTCATCAATTTTATAAATATTTGAAGAACTTAAAGCCATTATATATATTAATGTATAAAAAAAATATTTTTATATATTAAAATAAACCATCCGTTAAATATACTATAAAATTATCTTTGTCTTTAATATCTTTGAAAAGGTTTATAAATTCTTTGTGATTTAGATCACGAAACAAAAGCCGAAGAGCTATCCAACGCCCGCACGTTGAAACCCCTAGTTTATTTTTTTGTAATGGTTTCTCATTATATATATAATTTTTATAATGAGAATTTAAAATTAATTTTGATAATATGGCGGTTTGGTTGCTTTCTCTTCTAAAATTTTTATTTATTTTGTTTAATTCTTTATCTAATTTATACCCTAAGCTGTCGAAATGTTCTAAAGTGTTATAATCTCTTCTAAAAATAGCCGTATAATGTCCATAATTTGGAAGGGTTTCATATAATATAACCGCCCCGCCGTTTGGTCCTAAAACCTCATCTATAGTTTTATAATTAATTAGATCTGGATAAGGTATAACCTTATATTTATAACCTGTTAATTTTTCTACTTCTAAATCGCTCAAAGGATAATTCATATATTATTATTTAGATATTAATATATAAATTATTTTAGGTATAAAATCGGCGAAATTTTCAAAATTTGCCCAAACTAATTTTTTTTTTTGAATTTTTTTTTTTGAATTTTCATTTTTTTTAAAAAGTTTGGGTAAAATTCCAAAAATTCGCCTAAAATTAATGTTCTAAAAAATTAATGTTCTAAGATTTAAGTTTATATGGTCTAAATATTCTTTTGTGTTATCGTTTATAATCTGTTTAATTTTATTTCTTATTCTATCTAATAAATTAATTATTATTGTCCTTGATCCTTTTTTAATATAATCATTAAAAAAATTAGCTACTTCATCTAATTTAGTATTATAATAAGGTTGATTTATGTTTATATCAGGTATCCCCGATAATTTAAGTTTCATATTTTCTAATTCTAATTGTATGTGCTTAGTTGGTAATGCTTCAACCTTTTCTAACATTAAAATTAATGTTTCTAAATCTGCCCTTATTTGTGCTAATAATGATAAATTAGAATCTATAAGCGGTTCTAAACTTTCTAAAAGTTCATAATTATGGGTTAAACTAGCTAAAGACCAAAGACGCTTAACCGCTTTAAATATATTTTCATCTTGTCCGGGTTCTGTATAATGAATAATATCATTAAATAAATTTTTGTAAAAATTTTGGTTGAAATCATCATCTAAATTTATATTATTTTCACCTTCTG